CTTCTGCACTAACCATGGCTGGTGTACTTGATTACACACCTGCTCTTAATGCTAACCTTAATGTTGATGATACTGGTAACACATTTGCTGGTACTATCCAAGGTAAGTACAGAGTATACATTGACCCATATTCTGCTAACTTAGCAGCTAACAACTCTGGTCTTGCCAATGGCAGCAACCAGTACTATGTTGTTGGTTACAAAGGTGGTTCACCTTATGATGCAGGTCTGTTCTATTGCCCATACGTTCCACTACAGATGGTTCGTGCAGTGGGTGAGGACACCTTCCAGCCCAAGATTGGCTTCAAGACAAGATATGGTCTTGTTTCCAAC